CACTTTCACTACAGAATCTCTTGCACTCTATATAAATCTGTTGTATAATTACCACACTGTACATTAAATAAAATAAAGTAAATGTAGACGCGTACAGTCGACATCCCTAGGGACTACATTTATGTATTCTAGGAGGAATATAAAATGGCAACAACAACGTTTAACGGAATAGTTAGATCAGAATCTGGTCTAAAAGTTGTATCAAAAGATGCACAAGGTGCTTTTACTGATCAGTTAGAAGTAGCTTCTGACGGTGGTATCGACATTCAAAAAGTAGCAGCAACAGGAAATAACATTGTAGCAGCTGGAACATCAACAGGAGCAAACAATGCTTCTCTTGGTACAGCAGCAACAAGATTAGGTACAATCACACCAGCAGCACATGGATCAGGTTTTCCTGATGCAGCAATCAACACATTTGTAGACAAACTAGGTGGAACAATTACTACTACAATTTTAATTGATTTACATGGTGGAGCTTCTTCAGGTGGATCAGCAGGTGATGTAATTGGAACTGCAGACGCAGCGAATGCATACATTGCAGAAATAGATCATGAAATTAATGGTGTACCAATGTTAGTTGAATTTGGTTGTACAGAAGTACCAACAGGTGGAGATCCAGATATTAATCTAGATTGTTCAGCAACAGCTACTGATGCAGAAGATGCAGCAGTAACTAGTGGAACAAACTTACTTAACAATGGTGACTTAACTTTAGGTTTCTATGCAACTGCAGACGCAGGTGCTGATTTAGCAGCAGCTAAAAAACACATATATTTAACTGCAGGAGCAGCAACTAATGCCGCTTACACAGCAGGTAAATTATGGATTAGAGTTACTGGTATGGCAGTAGATACATCTAACGGCTAATAATAAATAACTTAAGTGGGGCTTCGGCCCCACAGTTTCTTAATTAAGGAGGGAAACAAATGGCAGACACAGTAACAGGACCAGAAGTCCTACAAGAAAATGACAAACGAGTAACACTAAAAATAGTTGTCGAATCAGACGGAAACGGCAGCACAACAGTATTTTTTGATTCTTCAGCTAGATTAGTTAATGGCGCCGCATCACTTGGAACCTTACAAAGAATATGGTTTTCATGTTCACCAGGAAATGGTTTTGATTCGTTTGCGCGTTTAGATTTTGAAGACTCTGACGGGGATAGACCTTTATTGGGATTAACCGGCGCAGCCTATTGGGATTTTAGAGAGTTTGGTGGATTGCCACCAAGCACTGATGCTAATACGAATGGTGATATTAATTTTGTTGTAGCGGCAGCAGCTGACGCTGGCAACATGTACACAGCAATAGCAGAATTTATTAAAACACCTACATAGGAAGGTAACATATGGCCAATACAACTTCAGGCACAGTTACTTTCGACAAAACGTTCGCAGTTGATGAGATAATTGCAGAAGCATACGAACGTATTGGTTCACAAGTAAGCTCTGGATATCAATTAAAAACAGCAAGACGTTCTTTAAACATAATGTTTCAAGAATGGGGCAATAGAGGTTTGCACTATTGGGAAGTAGGAGAAGCTGATATTAATTTAGTTGAAGGTCAAGCAGAATATATCCTTTTTAGATCTACTGGAGATGGAACAAGCGCAGTTACAAATCCTGCAGATACTTATGGTGTTGCAGATATTCTTGAAGCAACTTTAAGAACAGATAGAACTGCAGTAGATCAAGCAGATTCTGCACTTACAAAAATAGACAGATCAACTTATTCTGCTTTATCAAATAAACTATCTAAAGGAACACCTTCTAAATATTTTGTTCAAAGATTTGTAGAGAAAACAATTGTAACAGTTTATCCAACAGCTGATTCTAGTAATGCAGCAAAAGCTGCTCATATTTATTTTGTAAAAAGAATACAAGACGCAGATACAACTTATACAGATGCAACTGACGTCCCATTTAGATTTGTACCATGTATGGTATCTGGTCTAGCTTTTTACTTATCACAAAAATTTAACCCACAGTTAGTTCAACAAATGAAATTATTATATGAAGATGAATTAGCTAGAGCATTATCAGAAGATGGTTCTTCTACTAGTGTTCACATAACACCAAAAGTATTTTACCCAGGAACATAATGGCTACAGGAAAATTTTCAAAAGCAATATCAGATAGATCAGGAATGCAGTTTCCATATAATGAAATGGTTACAGAATGGAATGGTTCTGTAGTGCATATATCTGAGTATGAAGACAAACATCCTCAATTAGAGATAAGTGCTTTTCATGGAGATGAACAAGGATTAGTTAATGCAAGACCTGCTAGAACAGAAAATCAAGTTTTAATACTTCTTATACCAAATGCTTTTAAAACTATATCTGCAAGTTCTGGAATTATAAATGTATCAGAAAAAGGACACGGTAGATCTACTGGAGACACAGTAAGATTTAGAGGTCCTATTCACACAACATCTGATCCAGATGGTTTTGAAAACCCAATAGGATTTGACGGAATTACAGGATCTAATTTAGCCAAAGCTGCAGGATACTCTATTACAGTTGGCCAAAGAGATTCAAGTGGAAATATTACAAACACAGAAAATTTCTATCACTTTACTGTAGACACAGATACTGCTACAACAGGTGATATATCAGGAGGAGGCAATAGTTGTTCGGCTGGTCCAGCAACATTGACAGCATAATATGGCAGGAATTAGTTACTCAGATTTAAGAACAAATATTAGAAGTTACACAGAAGTAAATAGCACCGTGCTAACTGATGCTGTTATAGAAAATATTGTATTAAATGCAGAATATAGAATGTTTAGAGATGTGCCTAGTGATGCGTATAGAAAAATAACTCAAGATAATTTAGTAGCTAATCAAGAACATGCAAATGTACCAGCGGGAGCTTTGTTTGTAAGAGCAGTTGAAGTTGCTGATTCTACATCAGCTTTTAATAATCCAATATTTTTAGAGAAAAAAGATGTGGCATTTTTAGATGAATTTAATGGCGCACGTGCCACAGGAAGACCTAAATACTACGCTATGAAAGGTGGAGCAACAGGTAATACAAACACAACTTCAGGAGCAATATTATTGTCTCCAATACCAAATGCTACATATGTATATAAAATTCATTATAATGCTATACCTTCTAAACTAGAAGCTTCTAGCAACGAGACAAATTTTATTAGTTTAAACTTTCCAAATGGTCTATTATATGCTGCCTTAGTAGAAGCATATGGCTATTTAAAAGGGCCAATGGATATGTTACAATTGTACGAAGCAAAATACAAAGAAGAAGTTCAAAAATTTAACGGAGAACAAATAGGCAGAAGAAGAAGAGACGACTACACTGATGGAACTGTTCGAATAGGAGTAGAATCAGTAAAACAATAGGAATTAAAATATGGCATCATCATTTACTACACTCGGTATAGAAAAAATGGCAACTGGCGAGAACGCTGGTACATGGGGAGATAAAACTAATACTAACTTAGACATCGTAAACACAGCTATCTCAGGTTATGTAGAACAATCAATTGCTGGAGGAGCTGCTACTACAGCTTTAAGTATTACTGATGGAGCAGCTACATCAGTAGCTCAAAATGCTATTATAAAATTAACAGGAACAATATCTGGAAATAGAATTGTAACTGTTCCAGATTCAGTAGAAAAAATATACATTGTAACTAATGGCACTTCAGGTGCACATACAGTACAGTTTAAAACTGCATCAGGATCAGGTATTACTTTTGGTGTATCAGAAAAAACTACAAAATTATTTTACTCAGACGGAACTAATATTGTTGATGCAGGTTTTAGTGGTGGAACTGATTTAGATGGTAAAGAATTAGTATTAGATGCTGATGGTGATACAAGTCTTACAGCAGATACAGATGACCAAATAGATATAAGGATTGCAGGTACAGATCAATTAACAATTAAAGATGGTGCACTTTCTCCAGTTACAAATAATGATATAGATTTAGGTACATCTAGTTTAGAATTTAAAGATGCATTTTTTGATGGAACAGTAACTGCAGACGCTTTTGCTGGACCACTTACAGGTAATGTAACAGGAAACGCTTCTGGTACAGCAGCAACAGTAACTACTGCAGC